AATCAAAATGCGCCAGTCGGTACAACGGTTGCTCTACTTGAGCGTGGCACAAGAGTTATGTCTGCAATCCACAAAAGATTGCATGCATCTCAAAGAATTGAGTTTGAAATCTTATCTAAGGTTTTTGCTGAATACTTGCCACCTGCTTATCCATACAACACAGCCAATGGTAATCAAACCATCAAGGCTGTGGACTTCGATGAGCGTGTAGACGTCTTACCAATCTCAGATCCGAATACTTTCTCTATGTCTCAACGAGTCATGATGGCTCAAGAGTTATTGAGAACAGTACAAAGCAATCCAGAGATTCATGGACCCAATGGTATTTATGAAGCTTATCGAAGAATGTACGCGGCCATGGGAGTGCAAAACATTGAACAGTTATTGCCACCTCCTCCACAGCCACAACCTATGGATCCAGCAAGTGAGAACGCAGGGCTGATTACAGGATTGCCCCAACAAGCCTTTGCTGGTCAAGATCATGATGCACACATTAATTCACACATGTCTTTGTATAGCACTGTGACTGCTCAATCAAACCCAGCAGTTTTATCTCTCATTCAAGCACATGTTTATCAGCATGTTTCATTTAGAGCTGCTGAAATTGTAGATCAACAAAATGCACAGAACCCTGAGTTCCAAATGATGATGCAACAAATACAACAGTTGCCACCAGAGATCTCTATGGGTTATCAACAACAACTACAAGACTCTGTGTCTCGTGATGTAGCAGCGGTGGTTGCTCAATTAATGCAACAGATCAATCAAATGTTTATGCCACCTCCTCCAATGCCAGATCCATTGGTTGAGTTGAGAGGCAAAGAGTTAGACATTAAAGCTGATGACGTACAACGCAAGCGTGAAGAGTTTGTACAACGTCAACAGTTTGATGCAATGAAAGCAATGCAAGGCAATGAACTTGCAGAGCAAAGGTTACAAATTCAAAAAGAAATTGCTATGATGAAAGATGCAATTGCTCGTGAAAGAATCGAACAACAAAATCAATTTAAAGCAATGGATATCATGCGAGGAAACAAATGAGTTCAGTTAGACAAAAAATGACAGCAGTTAATAAAACTGCTATGAAAGAAGAAGAGGCAAAACAAAATGGCAATCAACCGATCATCAATGAGAATGCAAATATCGACATCGACAAGATCGCCAAAAAGATCGACAAAGATGCGGACAAAGTCCTTGCTGAAGCAACCAAAGAAGTTAAAGCTAAAAAGTCTAAGTCTGTCACTAAGACTAAGACCAAGGTAGTTAAGAAAAAGTAATGCCCTTAAAAAAAGGTAGCAGTCGCAAGACAATATCTGCTAACATAAAGGAATTAATGGGCAGTGGCAAAAAACAAAAGACTGCTATTGCAATAGCTTTGCAAAAAGCAAAGAAAAATAAAGGTAAGAAAAATGGAAAAAGTAAAAAACGTTAAGACAAGCGTAAGCATCAAAGACCAAGGTACTGTTAACTACAAGCAAGTAGAAAGCGTTCCTAACCCTGGTGGACCCAAGCCATATGGCGCTGGTAAATCTCGTGGCGGCGGAGCTGCTTTGAGAGGCACTAAGTTTAGCGGAGTTTGCTAAATGGCAATCGGTGATGCTTTAGTTGCACCAACAGGCGTGCAGAATCAGATGTATGGTCAACCCTCTAGAGTACCTGGCTACTCTCAAGGCTTGGGTCAAGCACCTGGTCAAATGGCATTACCACCAGAGCCTATGCCAATAGGCAGACCTACAGCAGTTGTAGGTGGCCCAGCATATTTTACTCCAGCAGGATACCAAGCTCCCCCTCAACCCACAGAAGCTTTTATGCCAACTGATAGAATGCCTGATCCAATTGGGCAACAGTTCATGCGTCAAATGCAATCTCCTATGGGTCAACAGTTTCAAGCTCAGTACGAAGCAACGCAAGCTCCAATTAGAGAAGCTGAGATGGCAAAACGTGCTGAAGAACAAGCAGCTCAAGATGCAAGGTTCCAAGAAATGATGGATCGTATTGCAGAGCTTGAAGGTCAACTGGCTCAACCTGAGCCTATGCCTGAACCTTCTCCTTATATACCAGGCCAAACTCCTTTTCCGGGAATACCAGATTTTATAAGAGACTTAGATTTTAGCAACCTCCCTGGCCTATCAAACTTTGACTATGATGACATCATGCGTCAATACAATGACAGAATAGAAATGGGTGAACCAGAGCCAATTGAAAGTTTCTTGCCTAATCCTAGAGATCTTCCTCCAGTTTCCGCAGGCGGAACACCTGGTTTTGATATGACAAGAGAATTGACCAATGATCCTAATTATGTACCTCCTCGTAGAGATGCTGGAGCAATGCCAGACCCAGTTCGATCATACATAGATGTAGATGGAAACTTACGATTTGGCGATATGCCAATAACAACTATGCCGGTTGGACCTCTTACTACGAGAATGAGAATAGAGGATATGTTAGAAAACAGATTAACAAATCTGCCAGTTGGAGATCCAGTAAGTTTCAAAATGCCTGAGTTACCAGATTTTTCAAACACTCCAACTCCAAAACCTGTACCAGAACCTATTTATACACCACCACCAATGGTTCCTAATATACCTAAAATACCAAACATAGATCTTTCAAACTTACCTAAGTTTGATTCACAAACCACTAGCGGGAGACCAATGATTCCAAACTTTGGAAACATTAATTTGAGATAAACATTACATAGGCAGGAGAGAGCCATGGATAGCGTAAAACTTGCGGAGTATTTTTTTAAGACTCTGCGTAAAAGAGAACAAGATTTAGTTGACAGTCTTTCAGCAGGGAATGTACAATCCATGGAAGATTACAAATATCATATGGGTGCGTTATCGGCGGTTCGCTCACTCATAGACGATTTAAAAGAAACGCTGCATATGGATGATATCGATGAATGACAAAGTCGCAGAAAAAATAGAAAAAAAAGAAGAAGCCTCATCAGAACTTGACAAAGCTTTTGTAAAAGAAGAATCAAGAGTTCTAGATCCCAACCTACTAAAAAAATCATTGTTAGACAGAATGCCAAATCCAAGCGGATGGCGTATTCTTGTGCTACCTTATAGAGGTAAGGGCGTTACTGAAGGCGGTATTCAACTTGTTAAAGAAACCATGGACAGAGAATCTTTATCTACAGTGGTTGCTTACGTTCTAAAGGTTGGACCTTTAGCTTATAAAGAAACAGAAAAATATGGGAACAAACCTTGGTGCAAAGAAAAGGACTGGGTGTTAATCGGCAGATACGCTGGTTCTCGTTTTAAATTAGAAGATGACCACGAAGTTAGAATCATTAATGACGATGACATCATTGGAACAATTCTAGATCCTGATGATATTAAATCTTTATAAGAGAGGTAAAACATGGCAAGTGAAGCGGAAAATTTAGACATAGAAATTACAGACGAGAAGATTGAAAAGGCAGCTGTGCCTGAGAAAAGACGCGTTGAAGAAGATGTTAGCGATCAACCTGTTGAAATTTCTTTAGATGATAGCGTTGAAGAAGTTGCTCCTGCAACTGAAGACGAAGTTAAGGAAGACTTTGAAGTTTCTCCCAAAGTGGAAGAACAAGCAAAAGATTTATCTGAGGTAGAGAAAAGAGCATCTCTAGCGCAAAACAGAATTAACAAAGCAGTTGCTCAAGCTAAAGAGTTTCAAAGAAGAGAGCTGATGGCTATTCAATATGCCAAAGATCTTAAAGACCAAAATGAAAAATTAAGACAACAACAAAAGTCTTTCTCTCATAGTTACAGTGATGAGTTCACCAACAGAGTTGAATCTCAAATGACTTTAGCAAAGCAAGCTTTAAGACAAGCAACAGAAGCTGGAGATGCAGAAGCAATAGCCGCTGCTACTGAAGCTTTAACTTTAGCTACCACTGATAAGGCTAGGCTTCAACAATATTCTCAAGCGCAAAAGCAGTATGAAGAACAAGAAGCTGCTTATCAGCAACAGCAATTAAATGAACAACAATATCAAGCTCCAGAACAATATGCTCAAACAACTGAAGAGTATAATGAGCCATCACCTAAAGCTCGTGAATGGGCAAAAAACAATACTTGGTTTGGACAAGATCAAGTTGCAACATCAGTTGCTTTTGCAGTTCACAAGCAATTAGAGAATGAAGGCTTTGACACTGACTCAGATGAGTATTATAGTGAGATTGATAAAAGAGTGCGACAAGAGTTGCCTCACAAGTTTAACGTGGAAGCGAAGAAAAACGTCCAAACAGTCGCTTCAGCCACACGCAACACATCGACAGGACGCAAACAGAATCGTATTCAATTGACGCCAAGTGAGCAGGCATTAGCCAAAAAACTTGGAGTGTCATTCATTTAAAGATTACGCAATACAAAAAGCGAGGCTACAAAAATCATGAGCAAGAAAGAGATAAAAGTAACGAGAGCAAATAGTAACGATGACAGAGCTCCTAGAGACTCAGAAGCCAGAAGCAAATCTGAAAGGCCAAAAGCCTGGAAGATGCCTTCAGCTCTTGAGCTTCCAGAAGAGGCTGTTGAAATTGCAAAATCTCAAGGGATTGTTTATCGATGGGTAAGAGAATCTATAGCTGGACAAGATGACAAAACGAATGTCTCAAAAAGATTTCGTGAAGGATTCGAACCAGTTAGACCAGAGGAACTTCCCGGATTCCATGATTTGCCTATAGTCGATGATGGTCGACATGCTGGAATTATTGGTGTAGGTGGGTTAATACTGTGCAAGATACCGAAAGAAATCGCAGATCAGCGTAATGAATATTTCGCTAGCCAAACCGAAAACCAAATGAGTGCAGTAGAAAACGACCTGATGCGTGAAGAAAATCCTGCGATGCCAATCTCAAGAGAGTTGAAATCAAGGGTAACATTTGGCGGAGGAAGCAAAGGATAACTTTGTTTGCTCTTTAACAATTTTAATTTAGGAAATAACTATGGCAAACCAAGATGCTGCTTTCGGCTTAAAGCCTTTAGGCAAATTGGGTAGTAATGTAAACTCTGAAGGGACTACAGAATACTCAATTGCTTCTGGCGCAAGCGGAAACATATTTTCAGGCGATCCAGTTAAGATGGCTAACACAGGTACTATTTTAGTAGCTGCTGCTGGTGATCAATTACTGGGAGTCTTTAGGGGATGCAGATATACCAACTCAAGCGGTGAGGTGATTTATTCAGCTTACTGGCCAGATGGTACTGTCTCATCAGACGCGGTGGCTTTCGTTGTTGACGATCCTAATACATTATTTGAAGTACAAAGTGCTGCTACAGGTTCAGTTGTGCAAACAGTTGTTGGTAACAATGCCGACATCGTTTACGCTTCTGGCTCAACAGCGGATGGACAATCCGGTGTTGAAATATCTGGAACAACTGCTGCTACTTCAGCTCAACTAAGAATTGTTGGGTTTTCAGGAGATCCTGAGAATAATACTTTAGGTACTGGTTCTCAATCAGCAAACGTTAACATGATAGTCAAAATTAACGAGCACTTCTATGCTCAAACAACTGGAGTATAATCAATGGCTATTAATCGTTCACAATTAGCTAAAGAGCTAGAACCCGGTCTAAACGCCTTGTTTGGGATGGAGTATAATCGTTATGAAAACGAGCATGCTGAAATCTACGACACTGAGTCATCAGACAGAGCATTTGAAGAAGAAACCTTAATCGTAGGTTTCGGTAACGCACAAGTAAAAGCTGAAGGAAACGGAGTCGCATTCGACAACGCTTCAGAAGGCTATACTGCAAGATACTCTCACGAGACTGTTGCGTTAGCATTTGCACTAACTGAAGAAGCTATCGAAGATAACCTCTACGACAGATTAGGCGCTAGATACACTAAGGCTCTAGCAAGATCTATGGCACATACTAAGCAAGTTAAAGCTGCTTCTGTGTTGAATAATGCTTTCTCATCCAGCTATACAGGCGGAGATGGAGTTTCACTTGTAAACTCTTCTCACCCATTAGTTGGCGGTGGAACATTTGCAAACAGACCAAGCACTTACACTGACTTGAATGAAACTTCATTAGAAGATGCAATCATTTCTATCTCAACTTTTGTTGATGACAGAAACATGATTCTTGCTTTACAAGGAAGAAAATTAATCGTTCCACCACAACTTCAGTTCGTGGCTGATAGATTAATCAACACTCCTGGTAGAGTTGGTACATCTGACAATG